ATTGCTTCTTATTGTCAACTTACTGGTAATGAGTTTGAGCCTTGGGAAGTAGATGTTATTAAAACACTTGACCGTGCATACATTAAAGCGGTTTATGAACAAAGAGACGAAGAAAATGATTAATTACATGGATAAATTATGTCAATAGATTTAGCAGACCTCAAAATTAAAGTTGATAAAGAATCGGTTGATACTGCCAAAGACAGTATTAAGGACCTTGGTAAAGAAATACCTGGTGTAGGCGAACATGTCGATTTATTAGCAAAATCCTTTGAAAACTTAAAAAACCCTTTAACTATTGCAATTACATTATTTGCTGCAGCCGCTGCAGGTGCAATTGCTTTAGGTATGGAAGCAATAGAAGCCGCAGATAAACTAAATGACATGTCAACAGCTACAGGTAAAGCCAGTGAAGACCTACAAGTAATGGCTGAAATTGCTGCAAAATCAGGTGGTAATGTTGATTCACTTGCTGCATCTCTTGATAAATTAGCTGTTAAAATGGCTAAAGGTGGTGATGACCCAGAAGGAAAGTTTGGTAAAGCACTAGATTATTTTGGAGTTTCTCTTACAGATGTAAACGGTAAGATGAAATCACATGAGGAAGTTGCACATGAAGTTGCTGTTGCTTATGAACATACAAAAGAATCAGCATCAAAGCACGCCGCTGCCATGGAAGCTTTAGGTAAAAATTATCGTGAAGTTATTCCTTCATTACTTGAATTAAATACAGCAGAAGACGAACACAATAAGTTGATGGAAACTGGTGCCATGAAGAGTAAAGAATTATTAGAAGCCAGTGATGCTTATAATGATAGTTTACGAGATTTGCACAAAGTATCAGAAGGTGTTGGTAATAAAGTTGCTAGTATGTTCTTACCACTTATGTCAGGTTTGTCGGACGCGTTTTATTCATCTGCTACTAATGAAGGTCTTTTACAATACGCACTTGAGTTACTTGGAATGGCTTTAGAAGTTCTTGTAGTATCATTAGAGGGTATAGCAACAGTTCTTGTTGAATTGGATTTAGGCTTCCAAGTATTATCAAAAAACATTACCCTTACTCTTGGTTTACTCGATGCTCTTATACATTGGGATTCTAGTAAAGCGTCAGCTGCATGGAAGAATTATGTAGATGATGTTACAAAATCGGCTGTGGCTGCCAATAAAAGTATTTCTGATTTATGGAAGACAATAGATACAAAGGGTCCAGGTAAACAACCAGTCCCAGAAGGAGCAGTTGATAGAGGTGTCTACAATCCTAATAAAGACAAACCTCCTAAAACTCCTAAAATAAAAACTCCTAAAAAGACGCAATACGAAAAAGATTTAGATACAATGAATGCTTACATAGCAAGACTCGAAGACGAAGCCGCTGCTATTGGAAAGACAAATGAACAAATTGCTGAACGAAATCTTAATCTTGCTGCTGAAAAGTTAAAAACAAAAGAACTCAGTGATGAGATGAAAAAACACGGACAAAGTTTACTTGATGAAATCTCCTTCCGTAATAAGATAGAAGCAGCAAAAAAGAATAATCTTGAATTTGATAAAGAGTATGCAAAGCAGGAAAAGGAGTTTGATAAAGAAACACATGATTTACTAGCAGAACAGTATTCCAAACTCCAAGCTCTTATACAAAATACAAGCGAAGTTAAAGCAAAAGTTTACAGTGATAGTCTTGCTATTCTTGATAAAGCATTAAAAGATGAAATGATTTCTGTTAAACAATACAAAGAAGCAGTTGATGAACTTAATAATAAGGCAGCAGAAACTACTAATCGCACTGGACAACAAATGGATAAGATTTTTAATAAGATGCGTAGTGGATTGGCTGACCTTGTTGTTTCAGGTAAAGGTTCATTTAAAGATTTAGTTTCAGGTATTCTTTCAGAGATAGCAAACATGCTAGCCAACCAAGCATTCCTTGAATTCTTCAATTTTTTGGGTATAACAAAGAATGGAAGTTTTAGTGCAGGAAGTGGAGGCAGTTTAATTAGTTCACTTGGAAGCAGTTTAATGAGTTCTGGCTCTGGTATTGGAGACATGATTAGTAAAGCAGCAACTTTTTTTGGATTTGCTGATGGTGGTATTGTTAATCAACCCACAATTGTTGGAACACATAATGATGGATTTGCAGTAGCAGGAGAAGCAGGTCCGGAAGCAGTTATTCCACTTAAAAATGGTTCAGTTCCTGTACAAATGTCTGGTGGAAAGTCAGGTCCAACAATGAATTTCAACATAAATGTGACCTCTGATTCAACAGAAGATGCTTCTAAAAAAGCAAGAGTTATTGCTGACCAAGTTAAATCTATTGTTTTACAAACCCTAAATAATGAAAGACGACCTGGTAATAGTTTAAACCCAACCTCGTCTTTTTAAAAGGATAAATTATGGCAACTGCTCTACCTCTTACAACAAAGATAAATCAAAGTTCATCATCAACAACATCATTCCGTACAATTAAATGTCAGTTTGGTAATGGATACGAACAACGCACACCTGATGGAATTAACGATGCATTCCAACGCTGGACTATTTCCTATTCACCTTTGGATAGTACAGATAGGTCAACCGTTTGGACATTTTTAAACACTGTTAAAGGTACAGGTGTTATAAGTTGGACACCACCTGGTGGTACTGCAATGAAATTTGTTGTAGATGGAGATGTACGAGAAACAGTACTTTCAGGTGATGCTTATGCTATTTCATTCACCATTAAACAAGTTTTTGACCTTTAAAGGATAACAATGACTATTACTTTTGACCAAGAGATTCAGTCATTTTCAACAAGTGGTTATGTTGAGTTATTTGACCTTGATACCACTGTTATTGGTGGGAGTACAATTTACAGATACGTCCCACAAAACTTTTCAACAACAGCAATTACCTGGCAAACAAATACATACACACCGTTTCCAATAGAAGCCACAGGTTATGAGTGGAATGGAACAACAACAGCACCTCCAAAACCTACCCTAACTATTTCGAATGCGCATAAGTTTTTACTTGCTGCTGTATTATCATTAGGTGATTTAGTAGGTGCAAAGGTCACAAGATGGCGGACATTTAGTCGCTTTCTTGATGGTCAAAGTGATGCTGACCCAAGTGCACATTTTATTCCAGATGTATTTTTGATTGATCAGAAACAGACTCATAATAAACAGATTATTCAATTTACATTAATTTCACCTATGGACAGACAGGGATTACTTCTTCCAAAGAGACAAATTTTAAAAGACCAAGTTAGTAACTCGGATGTTTACTTTCCGGGCGTGGCTAATACGATGCGATAAACAGGGTTACACTTTATGGACATTAATAATTATTATGAATTCACAAAATTTGTATTGGATGAATTCCCAAAAGAAGCGGCCGGTTTTGTTGTTGAGAATAATTTCATTCCAGCGAACAACATTGCGGAAAATCCCGAAGAAGATTTTAAAATCTCTTCCAAAGAATACATTGATGCTGTCAAGACAGGTAAACTCCAAGCAATAATTCACAGTCATCCAAAGCCTATTGGTGTAGATAAGTCAGGTCGACATTATGACCCACGCACACCATCTATGAATGACTTACAAGGTCAAATGGATACAGACATTCCTTGGGGTATTGTTAGTACAGAAGGAGAGAATGTTAGTTCCATTCTTTGGTATGGACTTGACACACCTGCACCTCTTCTAGAAAGACCTTTTATTCATAATGTGTACGATTGTTATACACTGGTTAGGGACTATTATAAATTGGAACACAACCTAAAGTTGGGTGTTTATCCAAGACCTGCCAATTGGAAAGATTATGATAAAAACATTTATGAGAGACACTATTCATCCGAAGGATTTCTACCCATAAATACTCCAAATGTTGGTGATTTAATCTTCTTTCGTGTAATGAGTAGAGATTTCATTGACCACGCTGGAATTTATTTAGGGGATAACAAATTTATGCACCATCAGTATAATAAACTCTCTTGTATAGAAACACTCGACCGTTGGTCCAAGCATGTGGCCTATTTTTTACACAATACGAGGCTTGATTAATAATGAATCAATTACAACCTACACAACTTAAAACAATTCACTTACATGGCTCTTTAAAAGAGTTTGGTGATACTTTTGAATTAAATGTTACAAATACAGCGATGGCAACTCGAGCTCTTATTGCTAATTTAGGTGATAAATTTGAGCACGCTATCAGAAAAGGTAGATTTCATGTTGTATTAGGTGACCTTGATGTTGAAAAACCACATGACATTGGAGAAGATGAACTTTTACTTGGTACATCAAAGAAAGACATTCACATTATTCCGTATGTTGAAGGGTCAAGTGGTGTTCTTAGAGTTATTGTTGGTGTTGTATTAATTGTTGCTGGTCTTTATTTTCACCAATCATGGTTAGTAAACATGGGTGCTTCTATGGCTTTATCAGGTGTTGCCGCAATGTTAACTCCCACACCAAAATCTACACAATCCTCAAATGTGGCCCAAAACCCCTCATTTATTTTCAATGGTGCTGTTAATACAGTAGCCCAAGGTGGACCTATTCCATTAGTTTATGGTAGATTCCGTACTGGTTCAGTTGTTATAAGTTCTGGTCTCGAAACTGCAGAACTTCCTACAGCAGATGCAGGTGGAGTTCCTGCTGATGGTACTGTAGCAAAACCAAAAACTAAATTACAGGCGAAGAACTAAATGGAAAATAATAATAAAAAGTATTTTGATGAATTTGTATTCGAAGGTCCAGTAGAAGGTTCCGGAGGTGGCGGTGGTGGCTGTTTTACACAGAATCAACTTGTATTCACATCTCATGGTTGGAAGCCAATACACCGTTTACAAAAAGGTGACCTTGTTATTGCTTTTGATACAGAAGGCAATCTTGACCACGGTGTTATTGTTGAAACATTTAAACATAGTAAACAAGAGAATAACTCTGGAATCTATACATTCACATTTGGTGATAATAAAACATTAGAAGTAACTGGTAACCACGCTATCTATTTTGAAAATGGTACTGATACACCTTTTAAACAAGCCAAAGACTTTGTTATAGGGGACATCTTTGTTGATGATTTGGGTGAATTACAAACAATCTCTGCTATTGAATTTCGTGAAATAAACGATGATGAGTTCACCTATAACTTAAATGTTATTCCACAACACACATACATTGTACAAAATGTAAGAGTTCACAACGGCGGAGGTGGAAAAAGTGGTGGAAGTTCACGTCCTGCACAAGAAGATGCCAATACATTACGTTCAACACAAATTGCTCGTGTTATGGAAGTTATTAGTGAGGGTCCAATTTGGGGTTTGACTACTAGTGACTTCCAATCTGTATTCTTTAATGATACCCCTATTCAAAACTCAGATTTATCTTATAACTTTTCTATTAAACAGGGTGACTTCCGTACAGGTATACCTTCGCAAGATTATGTAACAGGATTTAATGGAGTTGAAAGTGTTATTGGAGTTGATACACAAATTACAACAACAATACCTGTTACTCGTTCACTCCAAGCAACCACAGATGCTGCAATTATTCAAATACGACTCCCGAATGGATTAGCCACACAAGATACATCTACTGGAGACATGCATGGTGGTTCAGTTCAGTTCGCTATTGACACTAAACCAACTAGTGGTACATGGACAGAGATTATTAAACCATCAATTACAGGTAAAGCCACAACAACTTATGATACATCTTATAAGGTTAGTCGTCCAACAGGTGCGACAACTTGGGATGTTAGAATTCGTAGAATAACTGCTGACCCAACATTGTCTACTGTTGTGAATAGAACAGATGTTTATCAAATAACAGAAGTTCAAGAAATTAAACTTGCGTACAATGGTGTTGCTTATGCTGCTGTTGCGCTTGATGCACGTTCTGTTGGTAACCAAATTCCAGTTAGAAGTTATGATGTTAAAGGTATGATAGTTCAAATACCAAATAATTATAACCCTATTACTCGTGCTTATACTGGTTCATGGAATGGTACATTTACTACTGGTTGGACAGATAACCCAGCGTGGATTCTTTATGACTTATTAACAGATACCAAATACGGTATGGGGTCATTTATTGATGTTAGTACAATTGACATTTGGTCATTTTATTCAGCATCCCAGTATAATGACCAATTGGTTAATGATGGTAGCGGTGGAACAGAACCAAGATTCACTTTTAATAATGTAATTTCAACACGAGAAGAAGGTTGGAAACTTATTCAAGCAATTGCTTCTGTTATGAGAGCAGTTGTTATTCCTGGTGGTATTATTACATTGGTTCAAGATAGACCAAGTACACCAGTAAAGATTGTGACAAATAGTAATGTCAAAGATGGAATGTTTACATACACAAGTTCTGGTATTTTAGCAAGACATACTGCTGTGAATGTGACTTATAATGATAAGAATGACCGATTTCTTCCAAAAATAGTTTCAGAAGACACAGCGACCGGTATAACTCGTTATGGTTATAATTTAGCGGAAGTTGCTGCGTTTGGATGTACTAGTGAGGGTCAAGCCCGACGTGTTGCAAAATGGTACCTTGATACAGAAATGAATCAACTTGAAACTGTTTCTTATGAGACAAGTTTTAACCAAGCAGACCTTATTCCTGGTGATGTTATCTATGTTATGGATAATGATTACGTTAGTGAGGTATTTGCTGGTAGAATAGTTGACGGAACCACAACTCAAGTAATAACTGATGCCCCTGTTGTTTTAAATTCTGCTACAACTTATACACTCACATTATTGGATTTAGATGGGTCAACACTTGTAGAGCGCACAATTACAAACGCGGCTGGAACATACACAACATTTAACCTCAATACAGCCCTACCTAATAGCGCTACTAACTTAAAGGGTAGAGAGTGGATGATTACATCTGCTGCTGATGTCAGTGCCCGCCAATTTAAAGTTATTGGAATCAAAGAATCAGAAAAGGGTATTTTCAGTATTACTGCTGTTTTTCATGACCCTGGTAAGTATGACCGTGTAGAGAGTTCATTAGTTAACCCAAGTTTAGTTTATAGTTCTGTTGCTTCTGATGTTTGTGGTCCAGTTTCGGGTATAACAGGAACTCTTGAAGCACGAGTTGATAATGTTCTTGGTCCTTTAACTTCTTTAAGAGTTTCTTGGACTGAACCAACAACTCCAAGTATTATGGGGTATAAAGTTAGCTATTCACGAAACAGTGGTCCTTTGTCAACACAAGAAACAGTTCATAATAACGAGTTTTACATTGACGGTGCCTCAGAAGGTACTTATTTTATCAGTGTTATTGCGTATAACATGAAAGGAGTTCAGTCTCCACCAACAGTACAGACTCTTACTGTTGGGTATAATGGAACAAATTCACTTTATCCACCTACTGCTTTAACAATTTCCAGTGGACATGGAAGTGGTAATGAATGGTATGGTCCAGATTTATTCTTTGGGTGGACACCTAATTCGTTAAATGATAACATTGTTGGTTCCACAGTTGGTGGGTATTTGGTTAAAATTTATGATAATGCTACCTCAACATTAATACACTCTGAAACAGTTGGTAAGTTAGTTACATCTATGGACTATACAATGTCTGAAAATGTAAGAGATGGAGGTCCTTTCCGTGCGTTAAGGGTAGAAGTTTATACATTGAATGCTTATAACCAAGCATCAACTAATTTTATTAATCAAGTATTCACAAATTCTGCTCCCGCTATTCCATCAACATTTACAGCAACAAGTGGTACGATGCAGTATAAAGTTAACATTACTGTTTCAAGTCCAGTAGCAGACCAACAAGGTTTAATAATCTATCAAGGAACTACTGCTGGGTTTACACCAGACACATCTAACATTGTTTATGACGGAGCAGTTTACACAGGTTCTGATGGAATTACTATACCACAAGCGGTAACCGGAAGTTATTATGTTAAAGCAGCAATTTATGATACATTCGGTAAAACGGGTCTAAATTATACAAGTGGAGTTGCTGTGTCAAGTTATGCGTTGGGTGGAGTTACAGCACCAGCGGTACCAACAGGATTGACCTTAACAGCATTCTTAGACCAAGCACCAAATGGTTCACAAACAGGTAGAATAGTTGCAACTTGGAATTCTCAAACAACTAATACAACAAGTTATGAGGTTCGTATACGAGACATTACAGGAAGTGGTCAGTATAGTTCTATTATTACATCTTCTGTAACTCAAACTTGGAGTGGTTTAAAGGTTGGTAACCAATACGGAGTCCAAGTTCAGGCAAGAAATGCTGATGTGGGTTCAGGTTATACATCTGAAATTACATCTACTACTCCTGGAGATACTACATTACCATCTGACCCAAGTGCTTTAACTGTTACAAGTTCATTTAAAAATAATTGGTTATCATGGACAAAGTCTACCGCAGTAGATTTAAGAGGAACAGAAGTTTGGGCATCTGCTACAAATGACAGAACAGCAGCGACTTTAATAACAATAACAGGTGATAACACATTTGTACATTCTGGTTTATCTACTGGAACTACAAGGTATTATTGGGTAAGAAGTGTAGACACAAGTGGAAATTTCAGTGGATACTATCCATCAAGTTCTACCGCTGGTGTTGTTGGAACTACTATTGGAACCGCAACTGCTGATTATCAAAATTTATCTATTAATAATGCTGCAATAGCAAACCTTGCGGTTGATACAGCAAAGATTGCTGATTTAGCAGTTTCTGGAGCAAAGATTGGAACTGCTACTATTGATACTTTAAATTTAAAAAATGGTTCTATAAGTGATGTAAAAGCGTATGTAGATAATACACCAGTTGTGATAAGTTCAGCAACTTTATCAAATGGAAGTAATACTTATAGTTATAATGATACAGAAGTGTTTAATTTTGTTTTTAATACAGCAAACCCAACAACATCTGAAACAAGTTTCTTTACATACTTTCACGCGTTTTGTACTTATGATGTTTATTCATCAAGTGATGTTTACATAAGTAATTTGGGAATAATTTCAGGAACATCAAAATTATCGGTTTCAGCGCAGTTTGTACCAACATACAGAGTGCAAATAGTCAAAACAAGTGATTCCAGTGTGGTATACACTAGTCCGTCGTATAGTGGGGCTGCTGCAGTAAATTTAAAAAGTGTGTACATAAGTAATTTGGGCATTATTGATACTGGAGCAAACTTATCCATTAACATTGTTGGTGGGAATGGACAAAACATTTTATTTGGAACTGTTAATCTTTTAAAAAATACCCAGTATAAATTACAAGTGATAGTAAACGCTGGGTCATGGTCGTATACAAACACAACCGGTACCGCTTTCACTCTTCAAGTAAGAGCAGTAAATAAGACAGCATACATCCAAACTATTTTGAGGTAAAAATGAGCAACGAAACTTATAATTTAGTAAAAGATTCAACGGGAGGGATTGTTGGACAAATAACAGGAGATGTAACGCTGGATACCGGTCTGTTGACTAATAATACACCGGTCGGACATACAACTTATTTAGGACAAGCAACAGATACCGTTGATAATCTTTACTATCCTTCTGGAACACGAACAACACGACCTTTATTTACAACATCTAATAGTTGGAATGCTACCACAATAACAGCAAATGGAACAAGTACTGCTACTTTTGGAAGTTCTCTACCTAACCCAACAAGTGTTGTTGTAGAGTATACAAATACAATTTCATCTTCACAACAAGTTTTACAATCTCTTGATACAACTGATGGAAGTTTTTCATTAAACACAACCCTTGCTGGTACTTATTTGGTTTCGTTTACAGCGTTTCCATACCAAAAGTATTCACAAATTATTACGGCAACTTAAAAAATGGCTACTTTATCGTTCACAGTTATACAACCACCTGTTATTACAGGTCTCACTGTTACAGGTGGGATAAATTCAGCATCTTTAAAATGGAATCCTTCATCTGTACTTACAGACAAATACGAAGTTTGGTATAGTACTACCGACAATGACCCTAAGACAGCATCTTTGATGGCTACTATAGAAAGTAATCATTATTCACCAACAAGCCTCTCAACAAATAATACATACTATTTTTGGGTTCGAATTATTAACCAATACGGTGTTACTGGACCATTCCAAACTGCTCTTACTGGTGAATCTTTTAAAAAATTAAAGTTACTGGTGTATGAATACTCTACTGCATCTGTAACAACTTCTGTACAAACAGTTCTTTATAAAATTTGGTATGATGGAACTTCTATTGGAAGTCCTTCTGCTTTTACATCAGCAGTTGTAAATGGAACTTATAATGGAACAAACTGGACTAACCCTGATAATGCTCGTGTTGATGATTCTTCGTATGCTGTTGTTACAACAACAGACAGTAATAATTTAGTGTTTTCTTTGAGTGACTTTTCAGCCATTCCAGATACAGCAACAATTACTGGAATAGAATTTACTTTAAAAGGAAAAACAAATGATGTAACAAATTCTAGATTGTATGGTTTTATTGACACTCCTGGGAATTCAGATTCAAACTATCAGTTCCCAGCATTCACAACGAATAATGTAGACCAAACTGTTGTTATTGGTGGAAGTACGGAAGTTTTTGGTATGACTGGTATTGGTGGTGGTGTTTCATTTGTAGCAGATAAAATTACATCAGCAAATACTACTGTTGGTTCTGTTACAAGTGGGAGTACTTCAATAGGTTCTAGTAGTTCGTTGACTACAATTACAAACTACAACCAATGGTATTCTCCAGGATACATTTATTTTACTGCTGTAAATAATGAAATTGTAACATCATCAAGATACGTTATAACAACAATTTCATCTGTTTCTTCATCAGGTAGTAACCAATTAAATGTATGGGTGCGACAAAGATTGTATGACGATACTTTATCAGCAGATGTCCCTGCAGGAACGAACATGTATTTAATTTTTTCAACATTTGGAACAACGCAGTATGGTCAAACATCAAACATAACAAATCTTGATTTAATGATGACATCAGGATTCAGAGGGTTGATAATTCCAGGACATACATACCATCTTTATACGGAAGTGATGAAGGAACAAGCATCTGGTACCCCAACATGTACTGTTAGTGTGAATAGTAGTTCCCAAAGTATAAGTGGTTCAGCCCTTCTCTCATAAATAAACAAAAAAGGAATTATTATAATGACAACCTTTGACTTTACAATGGACCAAGGGTCAACAAATGTAATCGAATTCACGATACAGAATAGTGATTTGACCATGTTTGACCTTACTGGATACACAGCATCATTGATGGGACGAAAGACATACGGAGCAGGAACACCTATTATAAATGTTACATCAACAGGTGTTAATCCAAAGTTAGTACTGAATGTTACGACAGGTATTATTACAATGACGCTTGACCCACTTGATACATCAGTTATTACATTCACAAACAGTGACGATGATACATTGGACATTGTTTATGATTTGGAAATTACTCATACTACAACCGGAACTGTTTATAAACCAGCAAGAGGAACTATCACTCTTAATAGAGAAATTACTCGTGGTTAACGAAAATCTTGTATTGGTATAAATACAGCATAACTTAAGAATTAACAACTTTTACAGAAAGAGAGGTACCCAAAATCGCGAACTTGGTTAAATACAACAAATTTCTTTTAACACAAATGAATGGTGGAAACGACACAACTGGAGCATCTACTGCCGGTCTTGCTCGTGTTATCGACTTTGACACAGATACTATTAAAGTTTCATTGTCTACATCCACTTATGTACCATCTGCTACGGCTCACGCTGCTTTTAACAGTGTGACAAACGAAGTAACTGGTACCAACTATACCGCCGGTGGTTCTACATTGAGTGCTGCTACAGTGACTGATTCTTCAGGAGTAATTACTTTTGATGCTGCTGACGTAACTTGGGCTGCAAACGCTGCTGGATTCAGTAACGCACGAACTGCTATTATCTACAAATCAACAGGTACCGCTGCTACAAGTACATTATTTGGTTACATTGACTTTGTAACTGATAAAGGTAACGTTGGTGGTGATTTGACGTTACAATGGAATGTGTCGGGTTTGTGTCAGTGGCAATGATAACTTCCTAATTTTTAAAGGAAAAATTTAGTAAAGGCGGCTTCGGTCGCCTTTCTTTTTTGCTGACATAAATAGAATCATTACAAGGAGAAAATTATGTCACAAACAAAAGAAACAATTATTAACGAAAATGATGAAGTTATTATTACTGTTACAGCAGACACAGGAATGAGTGGTGTTGCTATTGAAACAGTAGGTATTTGGTATACCCAAAAAGAATTAACACAACTTTGTGATTGTCTACAAAGAGCAACATCATTTTTAAATTCACAAGAAGGAGTACAATAATGGCTATTACAACACTTGACGGATACATCGCCTCTGCAAAACAAATGGTACCAATGTGTAAGACTGCATCAAGAACAACGGTAGGAACAAAATGGTTTAGTACTTTTGACTTAACAGGAAACCCAGGTGCTGGTACTTTAGCCGGCACATCAACAACAACGGGTGTAGTTCCTACGGACGCAACTGCGGGGTTTCCTGCTGTTAATACTTTTGGTGGTAGTGCTACTGGATACCTTTCTTCTGTAGATTATGGAAATTCAGTTGCTTGTCGAATTATGATTGTAGATGTTTTGTGGAAAGCAGGTGCGTATGCATACAACGCCTCAACAACAGGTCAAGCACCAACTTCTTATAGTTCACGCGTTCCAGGTGGAACAGATTTCTCAGGAACACAATTATGGTATGAGCAAGTTACAGCAGGAACTGGTATTCAGAACGTTGCTGTTACTTATAATGATCAAACAGGCGCCTCAACATCAACAGGAACATTTGCAATTGCTGCTGCTGGTACGGTAGGTGCATTGTATCAAATTCCTCTTGCTGCAGGCCGCATTGGGGTTCAGGGTGTAACTGGAGTTGTAGGTTCTGTTGCAACAGCAGGAACTTTTAACATTCTTGTGGTTCGTCCACTTTGGACAGGTCGTGTAAAAATTGCTAATGATGGTGATACCCACGGATTAGATAAAACAGGGATGCCACAAGTTTTTGCACATTGTGCATTATCAATGTTTGTAGCGGCTGATTCTACATCAACAGGTGTTCCAGAGATACAATTAGAAGTTTGTAACGGATAAGGTGGTCTAAATGGGCTACCTTCATAGGTTTCCACTTTCTACGAGTTCAAATACTCGTGGTTTGGTGTCTCAAACGGTATTAAAAAGAACAACAACTGGTGCAGGTTTGTCTGTTGCACAAAGTATGTTTGGGTGGGTAACTCCACCAATAATTTCTGTTTCCAATCTTACCTTTGCACAAAGTATGTTCGGGGGGACAACTCCATCGATAATTTCTGTTTCCAATCTTACCTTTACACAAAGTATGTTTGGGTTGACAATTCCATCGATAATTTCTGTTTCCAATCTTACCTTTACACAAAATGGAGACTTTACTTCTGGTTTACAGCGAACGCCTTGGTTTGCTCCTTCTTCCGTGACAACGAGATCAGATGGGGCTGTAAACTGGACATCAGCAAGTAAAAGTTTGGGTCAACCAAACAATACATACAGTTCTGTTGTTTTATCTCCATCAAATAATAGTTATGATTTATGTTTGTATGGTTACGGAATTAACGGAATACCTAATGGTGTAACTATTATTGGTGTAGAACTTGAAGTAAGTGCTTATTATACAGGGTCAGCACCAATTTATGCTTATTATGGAATCAAAAGAGATGAAACATCGTTCAGTGTTTGGGTTCCCCAAGTAGATGACCATCAAATAACTACTTCTTATAGTACATTTATAGTTGGGGGTCCTGGATTTGGAACAACTTTTTCCGGTTCGGAAATTATGGCGTCTACGTTTGGTTGTGATTTGTATTTCCGTGCTGATACGTCTTCTTGCTCTATTTATGTTGATTCTGTTAGAATAAGAGTCATTTATACCACTGAAACTTATCAAGAGACAAGTGAAAATTTTCCTTCCTCTGTTGCTTCAGGAAATACTATTGAAGGAGGGACAGCAGATTGGACTAACCCAAATGATGTTTTAGGTAATACAGATACAACATACGGTTCTGTTGTACTAGCGGGGGATGTTTCTAAAGATTTGTATTTAACAAACTTTTTAGCAGCAATTCCAGCAGCATCTACCCCCTTTTATACAAGTGTTGATTTAACAGGGTATGTGAGTGTTGTTGATTCCAATTTACAATTCAGTATGGGTGAAATTTTTTATAATGGAACGATACAACGTTTCAGTTTTAATTCTCTACCTAACTCCTTTTCTTCATCTCCTTCAACACAAACAATTATTTTAAATGAAGCATCCACTTTTGGTGGTGGAGATAACTTTCCCTCTATTACTCCTTCTCAAATTAACAGTAGTGATTACGGTATTTGGATAAGTTACTCGTCTGGTACTCAAACAGTTTATTTAGATAGTGTGGGAAGAACAATTAGATACATTCCGTTTGTTGATGGTATTAGTATAAAAACAACTATACCAGCAATTAGTGTGGCTACCAATTCTTTCACACAAACATTATTACCACAAACACCACAATCTATTATTCAAACTAATTTAAGTGCTTTTAGTCAAGTTCTTAATTCTGCACAGGGTACGAGTACGATTTTTCCTGATGTTGTTTCTTACATTCAGTCCCTCTTATCACCAAATGTTGTCTTTACATCGTCAGGTGTGACTGTTCTTGCTGATTTGTTAGCATTTACACAGTCTTTAAATAGTCCAACACAACGTTCAGTTATTATTAATACAATTCTATCTTTTATTCAGACAGGATTAGCAGCAAATAGTAATAGTGTAATTCTTCCAACATTGACCTCTTTTACACAGACATTAAACACACAAACTATTCAGTCTTTGATTGGTTTATCTGTTAAAACATTTACACAGGTGATGAATAGTACTGCTGTAAATTATAATGAACAGGTAGCAATCGGTTTATTGACTTTAACGCAACAACTTTATTCAGCAAATACAAATGTTCAAATAGCAGCAGCATTATTGTCTTTTGTTCAAACATTAAACACTGTTTATGTTAAACAACAAGAGTTCATTCCAATTGTTTTAAAGAATTTTGTCCAAACATTCCTTAATTCAAATGTAATCAGTAATGTGTCTCCTGGTTTAACAACATTTACACAGACAACTCAGACTGATACAGTTATTAGCACAATTAACCCTAATGTTGAGTCTTTTGTTCAGAGTTTTGCACAACCAAACTCAAACTTTGCTCTTAAACCTGCAGTTACAGCGTTTATCCAATCAGTTTTAGATTGTACCCCAACTAGTGTTATTAAACCTAATGTGGAGACATTTATTCAGAGTCTTATAGGACCAAATACAAACTTTGCTCTTAAACCTGGAGTTACAGCGTTTATTCAAAGTATGTTTAATAACCAAATTAATGAGGGAGTGTTATCTACCCTACTTTCATTTGTACAAACGCAGAATGATACTAAAGCAAACTTGATTGTTAATCCTAATGTTATTTCACAGATACAAACATTACTTGGTATTAATCTTGGAACAGCAGATTATGTTGCTGCTTCTTTATTGATGTTTACACAATCATCGATAAGTCCATTAGTTAATTTTACATTAAAACCTAGTGTATTAAACTTGATACAATCTTTGAATGCTGCAACGATAAACAAACAGACTCTTATCAACAGTTCATACATTGGATTTACACAAAATGGATTGGGTGGTAATACAGTTTCGGTTATTACACCTGCATTGGTTACTTACTTACAACAACTTTATCCAACACAGGTACTTTCACAAAAGATTATCTCCATTAATACTCTTGGATTATCTCAGTCAGGGTTTAACCCATTAGTGAATCAAAGTGTTACTATTGTTCCATTGTCTTTATTCCAATCATTGTTTACCTCAAAGACAAATACCACGATAACACCTAATGTTATTCAGTTTATTCAGACATTTTTATCTTTAAAATTAAATGAATTTGTTGACATTTCTAAATTATCGTTTAATCAAGTTGGTAAAAATGTTAACTTAAATGTTTCATTATTACCTAATGCATTACAATTTACACAAACACTGAATGATGGTTCCGTTGTTTCTACAATAAAGCCAGAAGTATTAACAATGTTGCAAGTTTTAGAGTCGGTTTACTTTAAGACATCATTGCACTCGTTAAAAATTACTGTAAATTGGTCTGAATTTATTATCCAAACAAACGGAACAAGTGTTTTAACCCCAAAAAGTGAAACACTAAATAAAATTATTATTGAACAGGGTAATGGGGTTGTATCAACAAAACAACAAACCACAGCCCAAATAGAAACAGTTAAACGAATTACTGGTATTGTAGATGCACCAGTTTCAACAACAATTACAGCACAAAGTTATTGGGAGTAAGATTATGTCAAGATACGCAATGGTTCACAATGAACAAACATGTAGAGAAGTAGCATTTTTTTATGATAAGATGCCAGTAACCACTGAACCTCTTAAAACAGAACACGCAATTTATCCAAATGGAGAAAAACCACAGAAGGGTCAACCTACTTATTGTTGGAATTGTGGGGCTTTATTAGTTCCAGGTGACTTGATTGCTGTCTATCAAGATGAAGATTTACCAAGACCTCGAACTATTGTTGTGGTAGATAATGTGTTAAACTTTAACGTTTCAGGTAATTAATACCTGTAATCATTTGGGTCAAAATCAGGTAAAGGATAATTGTAATACAACTTCCATTTATTTGATAATGACCTTGCTGACCCGTATGCACTTGCGAATGGTCCAAATAATTGCTGTGAACCATCAGGGAATGTGAACCAATAAAAACATTTTGTTGTTTTGTGTATTTGTTTTACAATTTCATCTCGTTCACGCTTTTCTCTTTGTTTCTCACTTTCACAATCATCTTTTAATTTTGTGCGACCTTTTTGTTTATCACATAAAATACAAATACCTGTTTTCGTTAATCGAATTGCTGGAAAATGTCCATGGATACAAGGTTGACCATCATTGTAAACACGAGACCCCTTTAAACTGGCTTCTTCTCGAGTTTTACTGTACAAATCTTTTGACATAAAGTCCCTTTCGGCTGGGTGTTTGGGTATTTATACTAAAGAAATTAGGTGGTGAATAAATACGGTACAACTATCGAGAATACAATTATTATTATGAAACAATTTTTACTCCAACTATTCATTCTTGACAATCAAGGTAAACCATCCCACACAAAATTATTCAGTGTTTGTGGATACCTTGTACTCCTATTTCTCTTTCCGTATGCTGTTATCATGGGAAGTAAAATTGGTTATGAATTCTGGCTTGTTGCATTAGTGACCCTAATTGGAAATAGAAGTTTAAATAAATTTGCGGAATTGAAAAATAAAGGGTAAATTATGCAGGAACGAAGAAGATTACACGATGAAATGAGTACAGAAGAAAGATTACAACTTATTCTTGAAAATTATGAAACACGAGAAGATAAACAGCTTAAATTGATTGAGGCATCGTCAAATACTAGTGTTTTTGAGCGACATGCACAAACTATCCTTATTTCTGTTATTACAGCAGCAATTTTGTTTAGTGCCGCGTTCGTGTATAATGCAAATGAAAAAATGTCAACTCTTGCTGCGAAATTAGAATTTATGAGTTCATTAATAACCAAACTTGAATTAAAAATTGATAGTATGAATAGTAATTATGTACAAAAAGCAGATTTTGGTGATTTAGAAAAAAGAGTTCGTGAATTGGAAGAACGTAAGTCAACCCGTTAAAAAAGTTTATAAATACATCTGTAGGAATTGAGAGCCCCTACAAATTTCATTTTTTGTACTCCTGTAAAAAGAAAAGCCCCAAATTTGGGGCTTTTTTGTTATCCATCATTAATTACATGTTAAACAATTTACAAACACTTTTGTTAAATTTATCTTGGACAACTTCTTCGTGTTTTTGATACTTATTGTGGTCTGCTTTTTTGAATGAACTATCACTCTCGGCTGGAATTGCTGATAACCACATTGTTCCGGCTTTTGATAAGTGTTGTTCAATTACATAACCTTTACCGTCCCATAAATCAGCACAAACCTCAAGGCTGTGATTATCAAATGGAACAAAACGGAAAATTCTTTTCTTTGGGTCATGTAACATTTTGTAATACACAGTGAAATTTTCTTCGTCAACACGGACTACTTTAATTGTAATTGTTCCAAAATCTTGTGCACGATTAGCCATAATTATTCTTCTCCCTTTTTAGCTGCTGTTGCAGCTCGGATAAGTTGGTATTTTGAAAGTGCCAATTTTTCCACCATAGAAGCATGTTTAAGAGATTCAGTTAAAGCATGGATTTTAATGTTTTGGTAGAAGATAACTCCAACGAGAAATAATGTACCAAATGTGATGATTGCAGAAAGAGTAGAGAGTTCCATTTTTGTAATTCCTTTATCAAGTTATGTTATGTTATTATACAAATAAGTAAGTTTGTTTGTATGTAAGTATTTATAATTATGGTCAACACAAAATGAAAAAGTGGACAAAGAAGTCCTTTTAGTAGATAAAAAAAGGGGACCGAAGTCCCCCTTGTGGATGTTATCTGTGCCAATAATTTATTTGTGGAAGATTTGAAAATGAAGCAGGGGCAGAGAAATGAATTGTGTTTACACCGTTTGATACTGAACCACCAGCGAAAGCACCTGGAGTCGCACTTGCGTTATACCCATAAGAAAAAACTGGATTAGAACCATTCATAGATGAGGATGATGCCCAAGCAGAACTAGAAGCACTTGATGATGGTACACCATTACTTGATGTTGCATAAGAGTACGAAGATACAGAAGTGGAAGCAGCCATAACAGATGTTGATAATAATGTCAATAATGCAATAAGAAGAGTTGATTTTTTCATTTTTGTATTCCTTTTTAAAAATGGAACCAACCAGACGAACCTGTGGTCAGCAGGAGGAACACGGAAATGTATGTCTGGTTGGTGTATTCTGGTTATTATTTTCCGTATTACTTTTTAATGACCCTACAAAGATGACTAATCTCTGTATGAAAGTATTTATAAGATGACAAAGAAGAGTTTACAACTTTTTATGAATTAGGGTGAATTAATTATTAACGATGACCAAACAAGTTTATGTAAGAGTATACCATTTATTGGTTTGTACATTTATTAGGTGAGTATTCAGAGTAATTTGATGCCTATCTACACATCTTTGTATAGTTCATTAAAAGTTGATTGTAGGTGGAATACATTAAAAGGTACCCAGATGAGCCCTATAGTAGGTACCCAGGTGAGCCCTATAGATAGAAATTATGGGCCATGTCCAAAATGGGAACCGCATGTTTTGTGGAAAGTGCCCAAAATGGGAACTATAAAAAATTGAATGCCATCTGTTGACTTGTATAAATAGATGTATGAAGATTGTGTAATACAGAAACAAACTGATTAAATAGAAACGCAATTACAGTACCGCTCCTGTAATCGAGATTGGAACATCTCCAGCAACACGAGACCAAGCCAATTAAAAAAAGTGAATACTTCGGAGTAGTTTATAACTTTGTGCAAACCTGTGATGCCCAGGTCGCGAGGTTTATTCCAGTTCAGCTGCGTTAATGCGGGGCGAGGGATAGTATTAGTATGATTGGGTTTAATAAAAAACAAGGTTTTGGTTCGGTTTTGGTTTTATTTTTAAGTAGACCTATTATTACTATTGTGGTGAGTTTTATTCATTCACTTCGTTCATTCATAAAACTCCCGCGGAACGTTCCAAATTAGATACAAAATGAATTATTAATGAATTATTAATGATTTACAAATACCACGAGTGATTGCACCCACCAACAAGCCCGCAAAAAAACCGCCAGCGGGCTTTTTGTTGTGCACAATGTGTTATTACTAGTTGTATTGGTGACCAAAAAAGGATTACCTAAATAACTTATTAATTAATAATCAAAGAGTTAGACTCGAATGTGAAAGAAGTAGTTTATGATTTATGCCTCTTAATAGTCTCTTAATAGATACTTAATAGTTACTTAATAATTACTTAATAAACTCTTAACTTGGAAATAAGGATTAAAGGAAAAAGGAAATGCAGGATTGATTCTTGTATGTCCTCATAAAATTCACCTAAATACCTATGTATACAAAGACCAAACAGAATTCATGTAAGAAGTTACCATTTATTGGTTTGGTCATTAATTAAAGGTGAATACAAATGAATGACACAGATGCAATGACCGAATGGCTCAAGACAAATGAGATAAAAATTATTCCTATGGGTGTATCAGGTAGAACCAAGAGAGAGGTCACAAATAAAATTAAAGTGGACCCACCTGTTGGACCTAACAAGTATAATTCACCTGAATGGCTTGAAATTAAACGCCTATGGGACATACAACAACTCATGTGGAATAAGAACGAAGCCAAAAATAGATGTAAACAAGAAATTTCGGCTTTTTTAGATGACCTTATCGAAGACATAGATGAATAAGTAGGGCACAGATAAGGTATAAGTGATTCACAAATAAATTTAAAGTGATTCATAAATAAATCAAATTACTTCTGATTCATAAAATTAATAATGAAACACATCTCGATAGAAATAAAGTTGTTACCCAAATAGGTTTTTATTGGTAACCCATCAAATTTCTTTTATAAATAATTATGTCACCCGGGGGATGTACCTTCGGTATACCCTGCGGGGCTTTAAGTTCTCCACAAATTATCTCCAATTCACAAACTCCAATCTGCCCGGGTTCCGTCTCACTTGTTGAGTTCCCCTATTAATTCACAAACAAATTCCACCTTTAGATAATTCACAAATACCACCTTGCCCGGGTTCCGTTTCACATCCCACATTATTTCTTGTATAAATACCTACAATAACCACACAAAAAGGACTACAAATGACTCCCAATGAAACTAAATTTAATGCACTTATGGAAATTTCTTCGATTCATGGACAACTCATTCAACTTGGACGAAAGTTTGGTGATGATGTAAGATTTGAAAATGAGGAGAAGACACTTGCTATTCTTATGGGTCACATAGATGATAATGAACAAATAAGTGAACACATCTCTGAACTAGCCACTCGACTTGATTATCTTTGGTCATTAGTTGATGATACCAATGAAGGCACATTATGAGCCGACTCCAAATCCTTGTTATTAACCTTACGATAATCTTCCTCTACAGTTGGGGATTATTGGAATTTATCAATTTAGCAATTCCCATTCCAATTACATTTTTGTCCGTAGTATCAACATCATTAATGCTTATGGTACAATACGGAATCTTTACACCACTTTATAAAGGAAATACCAATGGCAAAAACCCCAATTAAGCAGAAGGATTATAAGATTATTTGTGTCAGGACTAAAGTTCAGGTAGGTAATAGTTTAAGTTTCAAATTGGAAGAATTCACAGATGAAATACAACAACTTCTTATTGATGGATACCAACCACACGGAAGTCCATTCTTTTACCCAAAAGATGAAAATTCTGTATTCCAGGCATTTGTAAAATTATGACCAAATACCGCTCTCAGTTTGAAAGAGAAGCAGCTGCATGCCTTGAGGGTAAATGTACATACGAAACAGATAAGTTAAAATACACAATTCCTGCATCTGACCACACCTATACACCAGATTTCACAATTGCACCGAACATCTTTTTAGAAACGAAGGGTATTTGGGACAAAAAAGACCGAGATAAGATTATTTTGGTATTAAAGCAAAACCCACACATCAGGATTATTATGTGTTTTATGAACCCAAATGTTAAGATACGAAAGGGAAGTCCAACCTCTTATTATGACTTTTGTATAAAGAATAACATAGAGATGGTTCATAGGTCACAATTAGTTAAATTAGTTGATAAAATACAAAAGGAGACATTACAATGATACAATTATACCTTATTATTGGATTGGTAGTTAGTGCTATTATTGGAATTGGGGCTTTTGTTGTTGATTATAATGCACTTAAATCCTCCAATGAAGCATACAAACAAAATACTATTATTCAAAAATCTACTATTGATAAATTAAATTTAAGCCTTAATGATTTAAAGTCACAACAGGCATCAAATGATAAACTTATCAAAGATAGACAAACTGCAATAAATCAACTTAATTATGAATTATCTAAACAAAAACAACAAATAAAGGATACCCATGAAACCGTATGGCTTGATACCCCTATTCCTACTCCCGTTATTGACGTCTTGCTCGAGCACACCAATACAGACACAACCTCAAGTAATAAAGGTAACTCCACCAATTGAATTAACAATGGATACCCCTATTCCAACATTAAATGGAAAGTTGAATAGTGACCTTGTAAATTGGGTACTAGAGATGAAATCTAGTTTAGAAAGTTGCAACGTTGATAAGGATAAGATAAGGAAATGGAGTGAAACCAATGAAGAAGCCCAAATCTCATCCACTCCACATAAATAAACCAAGAAACTTTGTGTTTAGGATGATGAAACTCCATAAAAAGTCTTCTAATCCTCATAAACAACACAATTCATTACCTTTCAAAGGTGGCAAAAACGGAGATGATCAGGAGTGATTATCTCCTTTATAACATTTATGGTTTGGAGAAACTATTATGGCAAGACCAAAATTACAACTGAATGAAAAAGACATTTACGACCTTGCAGCAATTGGTTGTACTTATGAAGAAATTGCAAATCTTGTGGGATGTGATAAAAGTACACTTGAAAAAAGTTATTCTGCTATCATAAAATCGGGTCATGATTCTATGAAGCAATCCCTCCGTAGAGAGCGACTTAAAATTGCTTTTGACCCAAATCACAAACAACAAGCCACGATGTTAATCTTTTTGTCCAAAGTTATTTTAGGGGAAAAAGAATACGCTGTTATAGATGATGGTCGTAGTGCTCCAAAAATCAAGATTGAATTTAGTGAATAATGAACATTGGATTCCTTCCAAAACACAAACCATTATTTGATGAGTCATTACGATACATAATCCTCAAAGGTGGTCGTGCTTCAACAAAAAGTTGGGCAATTGCTCGTTCTTTAATTGTGCGGTCCTGTATGAAACCAATGCGTATACTCTTAACACGTGAGTTTCAGAACAGTATTAAAGAGTCTGTATTCAAACTATTGGAAGACCAAATTGAACAAATGGGGTTGAATAGTTTATTTAACATTACCAACAATGAAATAACAAATAAGATTGGGTCACGTTTCATCTTCACAGGATTACATAATAACATTACAAAGATTAAGTCTCTTGAAGGTATTGATTTGTGTTGGGTGGAAGAAGGTGAGACAATTAGTGAGTATAGTTGGTCCATACTTATTCCAACCATACGAAAACCTGGGTCCCAAATTATTATCTCTTTTAATCCCTTTCAAGAAGACGACCCCACTTATCAGCGTTTTATTATTAATACTCCTCCAAGAAGTGCTGTTATTGATTTGAACTGGAGAGATAATAAATGGATTTCTCAAGAAACTATTGAAGAAAAAGATTATCTTCAAAAAGTTGACCCTGACAGTTACGAGTGGGTTTGGGAAGGACAATTTATGAAACGTTCCAAAGCACAAATCTTCTTTGATAAATGTAGAATTGATTATGTTAAACCACAAGGAGATTGGGGAATACCGTTCTATGGCACCGATTGGGGGTTTAGTAATGACCCACTTCGTATGGTTAAATGTTGGGTTCATGAACGTAAATTATACGTTGAAAAGGAAGCAGATGGTATTGGTGTAGACATTGATAAGATACCTAGTTTATTATTAAAGACTGACCCAATTTGTAACCGTTACCCTATGAGGGCTGATAGTGCCCGTCCGGAAATCATTTCTTATTTGAGACAAAATGGCTTTCCAAAAATTATTGGATGTAAGAAAGGTCCAGGTTCCATTGAACAAGGAATTACATTTATTCGTTCATTCGAAGAGATTATAATAGACCCGTCTTGTAAAGGTCTTATAGAAGAAAGTAAAATGTATAAATACAAAACAGACCGTCTTACCGGTGAAGTTTTACCGGACATTATTGATAAGTTTAATCATAGTTGGGATGCAGTCAGATACGCCCTGGAACCTTTGATGCCAAATAAACAACCTGGTAAAATTTCATTCACAAAAGGGTAGTATAAATACCGATAAAAGGATTACATAAAATGGAACAAAAAGCAATCGCATTATCTATGACAGCCAAAGAATGGGTTGGTTTGTTATCCAGTAATGAACAACAGAAAGCAGCTAAAGCACTTAATTATCTTGATGGTAAACAAGAAGAAGAAGTTATCAAAATTCTAAATGACCCAAATTCAGGTCGAACACAATGGAAACAAAAAGGATTTATTCCACGTTATCGTAATTTGACCCGAATGATTGTTGAAAAGAGTGCATTATTGTTTAATGATAATCTTCCAACGTTTGAGTTATACAACGATACCACAGAAAACACAGTTGATACACAAAAGTTGTACAATGAACTCAACAAGATTCCATTCCAAGAAATTATGAACAATGCTGACCAAGTTCTTCGTATGCTTAAATCTGTGTTGATGTTATTCCAATACGATACAGACACAAATGAACTTGTTATTGACATTCTCCATAGAGGTAATAGTCAAGTTGTTGTTGATGGTAGTAAACAAATGATTGGTTTAATCTATACCACTAGTGAGGGTATGTACCGTATTTTCACAAAAGAACAGATTATTGATTTGATGGTTACAGACATGAATGAGCCAGTGGTTACAAATACTCAACCAAACATTTATGGAATTGTTCCAGCAACAATGTTTTATGATTTACGTATACCTCGCAATGGAATTTGGTACCAAACAGAGTATGACCTTATCAACTTTAATGAGGCTTACAATCTCCACTTAACAGATTCAGATTATTCGATGAAATGGTCAAAACTTCCATCATTAGTTTTAATTGATTGTGAAGTTAGTTCAAATAGTGGTCAAATGACACAAGAAGTTTTGAATTATGGTGATACATTACCACGAACAATACCAGCAGAACCATCAGTTAGTGGTGGTCCAGGTTCTATTATCCAATTAATAAGTAACGGTCAAAGTGCACGTCCATCTGTTGATTATAAAGCTCCATCACCAGACATTAAAGGTATGGATGATGTATACACAGGTTGGGGACAAGCAATAGCAAAAGATTGGTCTGTTAGATTAAAGGCTGATGGAGAAGGTACAGCATCAAGTGGATTCCAAGTTATTGTAGAAGAAATTTCCAATCTTGAATTAAGAAAACAAAGACAAAAAATGTATCAAGGTGGATTTAAACGTGCATGGAAAGTTATCCGTCAAGTATTAAATGTTTCATCCCCTGTTACGTTTAATGAAAACACAGTAATGTTTGTAGAATTTAGTGACCCACAACTCCCTGTTGACCAAGGTTCCCAGGAAGATGTTTGGGATAAACGCATTAATGGTGGTAGAGCTACAATTTTGGACTATTTCAGAACCGAACTAGGTTTAACAGATGAAGAAGCAATAGACAAATTTAAAGAGATTCTTATGTTTGAAACAATGAAACGTGAGTTACAAACAGTTGTAAATACACAACCTGTTACGATTGATGATTCAGAAAATCCTATTGAAGACTCAACAGAAGACCCCTCTGATGACGCAGAATTAAAACAAGTATCACAAGATTAATAACAATTTAACACATCGTCGTATAAATAACGACATAACTCATTAAGGTTGGAGAGCCAAACATGACAATAGAAACAGAAGTAACCAATAATAGTTCCACGGAGGTGGGTACTAAAACAGAAGCAAAAGCAACTGAAACTGAATTAACAGAGTTACAAACACAGTTAGAAGCAACTAAGGCTGAACTTTCGAAGAATCAGGAACTTTTATCCAAAGTTAGACGCTTCGAAAAGGAAAATAAAGAAGCCGCTGAAAAAGCAAAGTTGGAACAAGGTAAGTTTAAAGAGATGTACGAGGAAACTCAATCAAAACTTGCTACAGTTGAAGCAAAGTTAAAAGATAATGCTTTAAATGGAATTTTGACCCAACAACTTACAGAGGCAGGTGCCAAAAGTATTTCTACAGTAATGAAATTGGTTGATAAAAGTAAAGTTGTTTTCAATGACCAGATGGAAGTTGATCCTTCTTCAGTAAAAATTATTGTTGATGAACTTAAAAAGTCAGACCCTATTTTATTTGGAGAGCCAGATAAAGTAGAAGAAACTAAAGTTCAAGAAAAAATTGATGTAAAGCGTGCCACAGACAGTTCCGTCCTTGGTGGATACGAAAAAGAAATCAAACTTGCCAAAACACATAATGACATTTTGACAGTTATGAAAAAGTATGGGAAGATTTCCTAAATACAAAACAAAAAATTAAAGGAGTTTTAAAATGGCTGATTTTACCACAGTAATGTCCGATGTAGTCTCACTTGATAATAGCTTGGTTCTTGCTTTTGACCAATCATTTATTATCGCTGCTGGACAAGATAACGTAATGGACCAATTTGTCCAATACAAAAAGGAGATTGGCGGAAAGTCTATCTCTCTCACTAAGTATGCCCGTCTTTCTTTGGCTACTACACCTTTGACAGAAAAATCTGACCTTGTTTCTGAAGCAATGACCGATTCTGAAATTCTGTTTACACCTGTTGAGTATGGTAACGTTGTTACTACCACAGCTTTAGCTTCTTTACAGTCTGGTGGAAAGGTTAACCTTGCTGCTGCAGAAAACATTGGAAAGAACGTTGGTACGACTCTTGACAAATTAGCAATTCTTGCTCTTGATGCTAGTACAAACGTCCGTATTGTTGGTAACACTGCTGAAGGTTCAGTTACTGCCGGTCAGGTTATTTCTGGAACAGAATTGAACATTATGTATAACAAGTTAGCACGTATGAACATTCCAACGTTTAACGGTTCGTATGTGTTAGTTGCTCATGATGACGTTATCGCTGATTTACGTGCAGATACTTCTCTTGGTTCATGGGTTGATGTTGCAAAATACTCTACACCTGAAACTGTTTTGAAAAATGAAGTTGGTATGTATAAAGGCTTCCGTGTTGTTCGTGATAATAACGCTACTTTCGTTGACCAAACTGGTGCAGGTACTGTTGACATTTACAACTCCTACTGTTTCGGTAATAACGCTTTAGGTCGTGTTGATAGCTTACCTCCAGGTATGGTCATTACACAAACTGATAAGTTAAACCGTTTCTTGAACGTAGGTTGGAAGGCAACTCTTAAGTTCGGTATTGTAGATCAGGATGCCATTTGGACCCTTAGGACAAGTAGCTCTTTAGGCGCAAATTCAGTGTAATAACAATGAGTTAGTCCTCGCGTAGGGGACAACGCTAAACAAAGATTGGGACTTCGGTCCCTTTCTTTTTGTCTACTATAAATACAGTTTTAAAAGGAGAACTATTATGCCTATTATTTCATACAAATGCAACAAATGTGGAACATCTTTTGATAACTTACAATCAAACTCTGACATTGTATTAATTACCTGTCCAAATGATGGTGAACCAATGCAAAAACAATTTACTGTCCCTGCATTCTGCTTTAAGAATGGTGTTGGAACTGATGGAGGTTCGATGATGTCGATTCCAGGGGTGATTCGCACCCCTATTTGATTATTATACAACAATGATAAATACAACTATCTTATGGGAAAATAAATTATGAGCATTTTAATTGTAGAAACAGGTCAGCGTCCAACGGGAGCAAATTCTTATGTCACATTGGCTGAGAGTTTTGACACATACATTCCACTTTACGCAAATGACCCTTCCCAGTTCTCAACATACGATAGTGTACTGGCTGAACAATCTCTTGTTAAAGCTGCAAAGGCTCTTGATGACCTTTATGGGCAATTATACCTTGGATTTGTCTTTCCAAATGTAACCCAATCTCTTTTATTCCCTCGTTCAGTATTTTATGATAATAATGGTAGATTGGTTAAACAACTCTCGATTCCAAATGAGTTAAAGAATGCACAAACTGAATTAGCAATGTTAATTTACAATGGACTTGACCCTTATGTTACAAAGAATAAGGATAGTAAGATTAAAAGTAAGACAGTTTCTGTTGATAGAGCCATCTCATCATCTATTACATACACCACACCTGTTGAGGATGAAATCTTTACTGGAATGTTAAGAGTAGAGAGGGTATTATCCCCAATTTTGCAAATCAAAAAACAAATAAACAGAATTCATCTATAAGAAGAGATAATAATGGGCATCTATAATGACCTCCAAAAAGAAGCACTTGAATTGCTTACAGAGTATGGTGATACATTCACTATAACTTTGGATACAGGTGGTAAGTTAAAGGTAAAAGGTGTATTCCTCTCAAGGAAACAAAAAGATGTTGACACCAACTTTGTTTCACCATTACTTACAACACAAAGAGAGTGTGTGGTTCAAGGTAATACAGCCAAACAAATTACTGTAGGGAGTACATTAACTTACAATAAGGTCATGTATACTATTATTGAAGTGGAGCAAATAAGCCCTACCAATGTAACAATCGTGTACAAACTTTTATTGGAATGGTAAGATGACAACAATGACAGCAGAAGAAGTCGTTAAAGAAATTGACCATTGGGAACAAAAGTTTGTTGAATTATTTGTTGAGAGTGTTAAACAAAAAACTCCAGTTTTATCTGGAACATTGCGAGATGGTTGGGAAGGTTCAGTAGAAAGTGGCTCTTATTCATTTTCAAACCCTGTTGACTATGCTGCTTATGTTGAGTATGGAACAGAATACCAAGCTCCTGTTGGAATGTTATCAACAACTCTCCAAGAAACAGAACTTCTTATGGAACAAGCAAAACGAGGAACAGCATTATGAGTTCACAATACGAAACAATCCAAACTATTCTTGATACACAGTTACTTACTGTTATCAAAGCAGAAGATTTACAAACAGAAAACACAATACGAACATCCAAAACAACTAATTTTGTAAGGTCAACATTACTTCCAGCACAAACACAAATTCTTACATTAGGGGTTGGTGGTATAGATAGATTGAATGGATTATTTCAGATTGATGTATTCACAAAAATAGGAACAGGATTTACAGAAGGTAACAATACAGCAGACGCTATTATGAATGCTTTTGTCAAAGGTGCTAATCACACATCAAATAATGTTATTGTTACAATTGATAATAAATGGCGTATTTCATCAAGAACATTGCAGAATTTTTATGTTGTTCCTGTATTCATTCAGTGGTCTTGTTATCTAAAATAACGATGATGCGATAAATACAACATCATCATAAACACAAATTAAAGGAGTTTTATTATGTCAATTGCAACAGGCGCTCGTTCCCAAATTACCTACATACCTGAGGTCACATGGGGAGTAACACCAGGAACCCCACAAATGGTGGCTCTTCCTTATACATCTTTCGGTGTAAACCTTACTAAAACAGTTTACGAAGATGCTAGCATTCAGGCTGACCGTATGCTTCGTTATTCAGTTCATGGTAATAAAGCAGTGACTGGTCCTCTTGCTGTTAATTATGCAGCAACAGACTTTGACCCACTTTTAGAAAGTCTTTTTAATTCAACATGGACTGCTAACGTATTAAAGACAGGGTCAACAGTTAAATCATTTTCATTTGAGCAAGGTTCACTTGACATTAACCAATACAGCGTGTACACAGGTGTCCAGGTTAATTCATTAACTCTTGATGTACCAGTTAATGGACTTTGTAAAGCCACTTTTAATTTGGTTGGTAAAGGAATGACAATTTCAGGAACAACTCTTGATGCTACCATAACACCCGCAACAGCCTCCCAACCATTTTTCCATGCTGGTGGAACATTTAAAGAAGGTGGAACCACAGTTGCAATTATTACTGCTATCAACCTTACAATTGATAATGGAACCACAACCAACTATGCTCTTGGGTCATCTGATGCCCATGGACTTACACTTGGTATGAGTAAAGTTTCAGGAACAGTTACTGCCTACTTTGAAGATTCTACTATTGTTTCAAAGTTCATTGCAGGTACAACTACATCTCTTGAATTTACCCTTACTGATGGAACAAAGAGCCATACTTATAAAATGAGTGGTGTAAAGTATAATGGTGCTACAAAAACTATTGGTAGCCAAGGTCCAATCTTAATTTCATTACCTTTCACAGCAGTGTATAATGGAACTGATGTAAGTAATGTGATGATTACGAGAGTATAACAAACCATAGTTTTAAAACTATAAATAAAGGGGAGTGGAGAAATTCACCCCCTTTCTTTTTTGGAGATTATAAATGAGTAAATTTTCACTAGCAGATTTAAAACCAACATCAGCAAAGATGGAACTTATCCACCCTGTTGAAGGAGCCACTGGAGTTTTTGTGGAACTCACTGGTCAAGATAGTATGTCATTCCGTACAATAAGTAAAAAACTTATGAAACAAAGACTTGCACAGGGTTCAGATGCAAAGATTGATGTTGATAAGTTGGAGAAGGACAATGCTGAACTTGCTGCATCGTGTATTGTAGGTTGGGATGAGGAAGTTTTTGGGGAATTTAGTCCTGAAAAAGCAAAAGAGTTTATGATGGACCCTGAATTGTCTTGGATGCGAGAGGAGATAGAAGCGTTTGTGAAAACGCGTACCAACTTTTTTCGCAGAGATAACCAAACAGTTAGTTGATTACCTAAATAAAGTTGTAGAGTTAGATTATGTGAGGAAAGACGGTTCTTCCAATCGGAGTCATTATACGATGATAGAGAAGATGACAGGCAAGAAACAACAAGCACTGGAAATACCACCTCTGGAACCTTCCTCCAATTATTTACTTGAGATGTTTTTTGAATTGGGGTCAACACGAGTGTTTACTGATAATGGTGGAATACAACCAATAACTTATACAGAAATTGCTTCTTATTGTCAACTTACTGGTAATGAGTTTGAGCCTTGGGAAGTAGATGTTATTAAAACACTTGACCGTGCATACATTAAAGCGGTTTATGAACAAAGAGACGAAGAAAATGATTAATTAC